TCAAAGTGAATCCAATCACTTTCTTCTCAGGTGCAGGGATCGTTAACTTTGGTAACTTGACTAAAACATCGGCAAGTTCTGCATTGGACAGGATCAACGTTTCAAGATTGGCAGTGTATCTAAGAACACAACTAGATGCAATCGCTAAACCATTCATCTTTGAACCAAATGATGAATTGACTAGAAACGAGATCAAGGGTGCAGTAGAATCATTCTTGTTGGAGTTGACAGGTCAGAGAGCATTGTATGACTTCCTAGTAGTTTGTGATGACACAAACAACACACCTACAAGGATTGACAGGAACGAACTTTATGTGGATATAGCAATTGAGCCGATCAAGTCAGTTGAATTCATCTACATACCGTTGAGAATCAAAAACACAGGAGAAATTGCAAAGTTAGGGAACTAATTTTGAATAAATAGGAGAAACAGATGGCAATATCAACTTTATCAAAATTTACAGTACCACTAGCAAACGATCAGAGTTCAGCATCACAGGGTTTATTGATGCCAAAACTACAGTATCGTTTCAGAGCAATACTTGAAAATTTTGGAGTATCAACACCAAGATCAGAACTAACAAAACAAGTTATTGATATAACAAGACCTAACTTGACTTTTGACAACGTGACACTGGATGTGTACAACTCAAAAGTTTATGTTGCAGGTAAACACACTTGGGATCCAATCACAATCACTTTAAGAGACGACGTTAACAACTCAGTTACTAAACTGGTTGGCGAACAGATCCAGAAACAGTTTGATTTCTTTGAACAGAGTTCAGCGGCATCTGGTATTGATTACAAATTCACAACTAGGATTGAAATGCTTGACGGTGGTAACGGAGCGAGTGCACCGAATGTGTTAGAAACATTTGAATTATATGGTGCATACGTTGAAAACGTAAACTACAACTCACTAGCATACGCAACTTCAGATCCAGCAACTATCACGATGTCAGTTAGATATGACAACGCAATCCAGACACCAACAGGCACAGGTATTGGAACAGCAGTTGCAAGAACTATTGGTACTTTGAGTACAGGTGGTGGACAGTAATACAAAAAATTAAGTTAGCAATTATAAGCAAAAAAGCGTCTTTATAGGCGCTTTTTTTGTGACTATAAATAACACTATGCCAAGCATAAACAATTTCCTAAAAGGTTTCCAGGACGGACTACCGGGTATGAAAGACTACCAACACGCATCGAGATTGTACATAGACGACAATTTCAAGTTGATGCCAAAACAGAAGTTCCTGTTTCATGTTGTTTTCAACACAGATGAAACCCTGTTCGTTGACGGCTTTAATGCCAATGAGAGGTACCAACTGAACATGTTGGTCAAGCAGTGTGAACTACCCAAGTACAACTTGAGTTACGAAGAAAAAACACAGTACAACAAGAAGATGTATGCGGGTACAAGGATAGCGTACGAACCCGTGAACATCACATTCCATGATGACCACGCAGACACGGTCAACGCATTCTGGAAGAAGTATTACGAGTACAACATAGCAGATTCCATAGGCATGAACAACGACCTAACAATTTCAAACACCAAGGATGATTACTATAATTTTGGCGATGCGAGACAAACGACCAAGTTTGGTATGGACACACCGAGGCAGAGACAGAAACCATACCTCAAAGGCATTGAGATATTCGTGCTACACAAAAAACGTTTCACATCAATGACTCTTGTCAATCCCGTTATAGGATCATTCTCACACGACAACCTAGACCAAGCAGACGGTCAAGGTATAATGAACAACACCATGCAGATACTGTATGAGACAGTGATATACAAATCAGGTATAATCAACAAGAACAACGTTCCTGGTTTTGCAACAATCAACTATGACAATTCACCCAGCCCACTCACAGTGTTGGGAGGAGGCACTAATAGCATTTTTGGTCCTGGAGGCGTGGTGGACGGCGTAGGTTCGGTAATCAGGAATGTGCAATCAGGAAACATATTGGGTGCAATACTTGGTGCTTCGAATACATATAACAACGCTAAAAAAATTAAAAAATCGGCCGTGAAGGAAGAACTGAAAGGCATTGCCAAGGACGGTATCCTCGAAGTTGGAAAACAGGCGGGCTCGATAACCAACCCAGTTGCACAGTTCTCAGTTGGCGCGGCGGCCATAGTGGGTGCTTCAGCATTGGCATCAGCAAGGGGTACTGCGGATAATAATAATCAAGCCAACAACACAGTTATAACAAATTCAACCACGGACACAGTGAACTTCCTGGGTGCCGACGAGTCGTTTAATCTTGTATCCAATGACGCGAATGTCAGAGATGAGATAGCGGCCGCAATATATTTCAGAGACATTGGTTCTCGTAAGGGACTCACAATAGCACAATCCAATCTTGAATATGAAGCATCTGCTGACAACATAAAGAATGTGTACACCAGCAAGGCTATCACAGATGTAAGGAAGTTGGTCACAGAGGGATTTATAAAAATTGAAAGACAGACGCAGGATGTCGAGATAGCAACAGAGAAGGCGACGATATAATGACTGAATTTTACACAAACTTACCACCAAAGGACAAGGACGAATTGCAGAAGACCGTGGACAAACTGACCACCACTGCCTATGAGACCGACTACCAATTTAATGTGGGTGAATATGACAGCACCATAGCGTTCTTCGTCAAACGTGACTTCTCTAGATCGGCGGCGGAGTCAACAGCGTATGCAATACTGGCCCAGGCCAAGATAGACAATATCAAACCACAACAGATACTGGATCAGTTGACGTATGCCACACCGGCACTGTTGTCTGAACTGATGACCATAATATTAAACGCCAACAGATACAAGTCAAGTAGGCTGGGTGTGAGGAAAACACTGGCCACTAAAGAGACGGTATCTAGAAACATCATAGACTAATGTTACCAAGATTTGCTAGGGGCAAGTTCTCTCCCAAGAACGCGGAGAAATACGTGGGCACTAAAACACCGACATACAGATCAAGTTGGGAACATTCTTTCATGAGACTGTGTGATGAACATCCAAACGTGTATCAATGGGCCTCAGAGTCAATTAAGATACCGTACAGGCATCCATTTACGGGCAAGTACACTGTGTACGTGCCTGACTTCTTCATAGTGTACCAAGACAAGGAAGGTCGTAAACACGCTGAGATGGTTGAAGTTAAACCCATGAGCCAGACCACAATGGAGGCCGCGGGCAAGAGTATGGCCAAGAAGAAACAGGTCGTGATCAACATGGCCAAGTGGGAGGCCGCAAACGCATACGCCAAACAGAGAAAAATTAGATTCAGGGTTGTTTCAGAAGAACAGTTGTTCCACAACGGCAAACGTAAGTAAATACGACGATGACAAAAAAATTAGAGGACATTCTTAATTTACCAAATGTCAAAGAGGCATTCAAAGAGGTGGACAAGAAGGAAAAAGACAAGAAGATCAAGGAGGCAAATGGACAACACGCTTCTGCCAAGAATCTAGATCCACAGACACAGAAGAATCTACAGAAAAGTTATGCGGAATTTGACAAGGTTGCGGCCGCACTGCCACAGGTAAAAGGTCTAGGCGAATTGAGTGATCTTGAACTGGACAAACTGGCCATAGAAGCGGAAGAAAGTTACAAGAATCTGATGGATTTGGGCATGAACGTTGACTCCAGATATTCAGGACGTATATTCGAAGTTGCGGGCAATTTCCTAAGGAACGCCATAGACGCCAAAAGCGGCAAAATCGACAAGAAACTTAAAATGATCGAATTACAACTTAAAAAGCAGAAGTTAGATCAGGGCAACAAAGACGGTGGTCCAGTGGAAGAAAGCGACGGATTCGTCATATCTGATCGTAACGAATTAATGAAGAAACTACTTAAAAAAGACTAAATATTGCATATGAGCACGTTCCAAGACTACCTAACAGAATCAACTAAGTCATATGACTATAGAATTAAGATTGCTGGCGAGCCAAAAGACATTGACAAGAATGCTTTAGAAACAGCACTGCAAAAATTTGATCTTGCTAAAATGTCAGCAGGCAAAAGCACACCAATAATGACTTTGCCTTTGGACTTTCCAAGATTAAGCAACGAACAAGTTACTATTTTTGACGTTACAACCAACTATCCAGAGTCACCGAGAGTGATGCATGAGTACCTTTCGGACTTACTAAGGATTCCGATGACACACATGGTTGTAAGGAAACCAGGTGAGCCTACAGAAGAATACCAAGACGACATGCAGGTTGCTAAGAAGTCTGAATTGGCAAATAAGATAGCAGACGTAGAAACAAAATTCCAAGAGCATCCGGTTAAAGGTGAAGAGCACTTTGGTGACAAACACAACATGAGTCTTCTTAAAGAATTATTAAAAGACAAAGAAGACAGATACGAAATTGTAAACGGCAAAGACAACAAAACACAAGATGCAATGAGCAAAGAAGAAGTAGGAACACCAAGTCCGTTCTCAAAAATCACAAAAGCACACCCAATAGAAGGAAAGAAATAGTTATGGAAATGATCGACGTATTAACAAAGTTAAAAGAAATAGCAGAATCAAAACCTGAATTGGTCAAAGACGCAGTGGAGAACGTTGAGAAGACAAATCCAAAAGCAGTTACTGAAGGTGGCATGAAAGACTACTTGCACGACGAAGCAGAGAAACTTTCAAGAGAAGAATTCTTAAAGAAACACGGTGAGAGCCTAGCAGGTTTCTGGGACAGCATCAACGGAACAGAAGAAGCAGTTGAAGGTAAGATGCCAGCAGGTCTAAAAGCGTACCATGACAAAAAAGCAGGCAAAGAAGACAAAAAAGAAACTGTGAAAGAAGCAATTAAAATTTCAACTGACAGCCCTCAGGAAGCATCAATGATGATGCAGATATTAAAACTTGCAGGTGTGCAACAAGTTGATCAGGCAATGATTAGCCAAGAGCCAGAACATGGATCAGACATGGATCACAGCGATGACGATGCGGCGGGTTCAATGGACATGGCTAGAATGAGAGATATAATCAAGAATCCAGAAGACGAACAAAAAGAAGAAACGTTTGCAAACGAACCAGAAGAAAAGGTTCAAGATGTTGACAGTTTGGTAAACAAACACTCAGGTGGTTTAAACAGACAAAAGCAAACACATCCAAGAGTTTCTCCAGGCGACAATCCAATGGCGGCAGAAGACAAGATCACTGAGGAAGAGTTGGCTAACAGTCTTAGAACACAGTACGAAAGTTTCAAAACTGCATATCAAGAAGCGGCAAAACCTGACTTCTTAGACATGGACAAAGATGGCGATAAAAAAGAACCAATGAAAAAAGCCATCAAAGACAAAGAAGCAAAGTAATACTTTTCAAAGCAACATTACAGCGTTAAATACTACACTATGGCGTATGTATCATTAGATAGCGACCAAATAAAGAAGGCGCACAAGAAACACAAATACAGCAAGACACAAGTAGAACAACTTGAGAAATGCATGGATACCAAAACCGGACCATTGTTCTTTATGAAAACATTCATGAAGATACAGCACCCGGTCAAAGGATCAATGCCATTCCAACCGTTCCCATACCAAGAGAGACTGATCAACAGTTATAACGATCACAGATTCTCGATCGCCATGTTACCTAGGCAGACGGGCAAGACCACTTGTGCCTCTGGCTTCCTAATATGGTATGCAATGTTCAGACCAGATTCACAGATACTAATTGCGGCACACAAATACGCAGGAGCATCAGACATCATGTCAAGGGTGCGTTATGCCTATGAGATGTTGCCCAGTTGGATCAAGGCAGGTGTCACACAGTACAACAGGAACAGTATAGAATTCGACAACGGATCAAAGATAATGGCGACCACAACAACAGAGAACACAGGACGGGGTATGTCACTTACGCTAATCTATTGTGATGAGTTCGCATTCGTGCAACCACCGGAGAAGGCCAAAGAGTTCTGGACATCACTGTCTCCAACATTGAGTACAGGTGGTAAGTGCATGATCACAAGCACACCCAACAGTGACGAAGACCAGTTCGCATTGATCTGGAAGGAAGCAAACAAGAGATTCGACGAGTATGGCAATGACAAACTGATAGGAACCAATGGGTTCTACGCCATGAAGGCACACTGGTCAGAACACCCAGACAGGAACGAAGAGTGGGCCGAAGCGGAAAAGGCCAGGATCGGTGATGAGAGATTCAGAAGGGAACACGAATGTGAATTCTTGATCTTTGATGAAACACTCATAGACAGTATACATTTGGCAGACATGGAGGCCGCGGCCCCTGTAGAGACGACAGGACAGGTGCGTTGGTTCAAACGTCCAACACCAGGAATGACCTACATGGTATCTTTAGATCCTAGTATGGGAACGGGCGGTGACTACGCCGCAATACAAGTTTTTGAGTTGCCCACATTTGAGCAAGTGGGAGAATGGCATCACAACACAACGCCAATGAATCAACAGGTAAGAATCCTGCAAAGTATTACAAAACATCTACATGAAGCAATCATGGAGAAAGATGCATCTGCTACACCACAGATATTCTACTCCATGGAGAATAACTCGCTAGGCGAGGCCGCCCTGTTAAGAGTGATGGACATAGGTGAAGAAAACATAATGGGCATGTTCCTATCAGAGCCAATAAGGAAAGGGCATAGAAGAAAATTCAGAAGAGGATTTAATACGACTGCCAAACACAAGATCGATGCTTGTACTAAATTCAAAGAACTCATAGAGAACAACAAGATGAAGATCAATTCACAACTGCTTATATCAGAGTTAAAGGACTTTGTGGCCAGTGGCATGAGTTTCAAAGCAAAACCGGGACAGCATGATGACCTAGTCAGCTCGTGTTTATTA